TTAAGCCTCACCCTTGCTGATGTGGAAGCGTTTGGCATCCAAGCCCTGAACTTCGTTGAGGTCGATTGTAGCGCCGCCTGAGTTACTGTACGAGCGATAGGTGACAGTCGATTTCGGGTCGTCGGATATTTGCCAGTACTCCAGCTGCCCTTTTGGGGTTTCAATCGTCTTGGTTGGCTCGCCCAGTCTGTCGTGCAACTGCCGCCGTAACTGGTTTAGATCCGCTTCCGGGATCAAGTAGACGCCCTTGCTGTCCTCGACGCCGGGAACCCGGCCATCCGGAGTCAGCACGGCATCGTGGACCGCTTTCGTCTTCTCTTCCGGTGTTTCCGGACGTCGGTTCGGGGACGCAGGCTCAGCGTGGCCACCGTCGGCGGGCCTGCCACCTTTTAGCATCCGTCCAGCGGCGCCGCCGACGAGGATGTTGCCGCCGATCTCGCCGAGAGCGCGGCCGGTGTTGCCTTTTTCCCATTCGTCCCAGGCGACGAGGTTCTTCGCGGTGTCGACCGGGTTGGTGATGTTGTGCCAGGCAGCGGAGGCGATGTCGGTGAGCTGGGCGTGGTCGGGGTTGCCGGGGTCGGCGACGGCCAGCAGGAGGTCGGCTCCGGCGGAGGCGGTGGTGCTGACGCTGTTCCACATGCCGGCACCGAAGTCGAGCGCGTGTTCACCCCAGGACTTGTTCTCTGGCGCGGTGTCGGCTTCGGCGTCGAGGATCGCCACGGCCTGGTCGCCTGCTTCGGTGAGCTGCTGTCGTGCCCTGTTGAGGACCTCGCGGGCCGTTTGCCGGGTGGCTTCGCCGGGATCGACGAACGGTCCGGGCGAGAGGCAGGTCGGGTTGCCGGCGGCGGCGTTGGCCTGGTTCTGGGCGGTGGCCTGCGCGACCGCGGCTTCGTGTTGCTGCTTGGCCTGCTGGGTTGCCGCGTTGCCTTCGTTCCAGAGCCGGATCGCTTCGGCCGCTTGGCTCTGGGCCCAGCGCAGCGTCGCGGCGTAGCCGTCGAGTGCGTCCGCGGCGGCGGTGAGCGCGTCACCGGCTTTGATCCACTTGATCGGCTCGTAGCTGTACTCGTCGTGGAAGGCGTTGGCCGCCTCACCGGACCATGCGCCGGTATCAATGCTCTTGAGCCCTTCGCCAGCCCAGGTCGCCCGGTCGGCCCGGGCCCGCAGCACGCGTGCGTTCTCCTCGATCGCCTCGGGCTTGCCCTCGACCAGCGCGGCCGGGTCCTCGGTTTCGCCGAGTTCGGCCATCAGTCGTCAACCGCCTGGACAGCGGGATCCGGGAGTGTTCGAGCGGCGGCCTGGTCGGTCTCCCGGTACTTCTGCGCTACCCGGCCGAGGCTGTCCGCGATGTCCTGCGCGTCGTCGTTGAGGTAGTCCAGCCCCTCACTCCACCGGGTGCAGAAGTTCATCAGCGCCGCGTGCAAGCCGCCATGGCCGTACAACGACGTGTCGCCACACAGCTCGCGCAGTTCGAAGCTGTCCTGGTCCCGAACACTCTCGCTGATCCCGCGTGCCGCCTGTTCGAGCGCCTTGACTTCGACGTGCCAGCCTCGTCCGTCCATGCCTCCCCGCTCACCTCGACCAGCGTCAGTCACCGTCGAGTCTAGGGCGACGACTCTGTGTGATGGGGCGGCTCGGCGAGATGTTACCTGCGCCGCACGCCCAAGCGGGCGGGTCCCTTCGGCTCACCGAAGACGTGACTCGAAGGGACCCCGTTCTGCTGGATCAGGCAGCGTAGGCCTGAGCGTCGAACTCGTACTTGACCACGCCGTCGTGGAAGGCGTCGACCTCGGACTCGGTGAACACCAGCTCGACGCCTGCCTCGCCGCGTCGCCGGAAGGCGAACCTGCCGTCCGCCCCGCGCACAACCTCCAAAAATGCTCCACCAGTGTGGCCGGCACGGAAGCCGTGAAGGTAGCCGTCGAACTCCTCGGCCGTGAAGACGAGCCGATGGCCGTCATCATGCCAAAGGCGTTCTTGTCGTCACGGATCTCGACCCAGTCGCCGCGGCGAGCCACCATCACGCAGTCCTTCTGCGGATCGCTGCGCGTCGCCTTCCGGACTCGTGCTCGGCGAACGAGGGCCGATAGGCGTTCATATGCTCTCCTTCAGGGGTGTTTACTTCTTCGACCGCGCGAAGTCGTCGGCGACCTTCTTCAGGACTGCCGGGTCTCTGCGAACGTCAGCGCGGCGTTCGACAGCCGGGCCCACGCTGCTTCGTACCCGGATCAGGAGAAGCGGTGGCCGATCGGGGAACGGCGACCGGACTGGGTGTCGAACGGCACCTACGACGAGCTGGAGACACAAAAGAAGGCAGCGCTCGCGTCGATCGCCCAGCTCGATGCTGACGACGAGGTCGGCCCCGGCGCACCGCACACCGACGACATCGCCCTACTCGACGTGCTGCCGTACCTGACGCTCAATCTCGCCGAGGCGCCTAGGGCGCACCTTCGACGCCTGCTCGCACCGGGAACCTCACGGTGCAACTGATCGACAACATCGACCAAGTCACCCTGCCGCCGACGACCTACCGCAGCCGCTCAGCGGGCAACAACCGTCACCCACCCCACGCCACCACCCCACGAACCCGCAGCTCACGAGGCAGTCGCTCGTGCGGATGCTGTACGTGCCCCCGGCAGGACTCGAACCTGCGACCTAGAGATTCGGCGAAACCCATTCTGGTTACTCTCCTTAGTCGCGAATGTCGTTGCACAGTACCAAAGTTGACCGCGTTAGTTCCGGTTATTCGGGTTGTTTGTGGACCGTAAACGGACCACCGTTCCGATCACCCCACCTCCTCGGCGTCCCCGTCGTCGTCCCCCTCGGACGGCTCATCGAACATCGACTCGAGCGAGTCCGCGATCGTCTCGTTGTCCACCTTCTTTCGCCGGTAGTGGCCCTCGACCACGTCGCGCGTGTTGCCGAGCTGGTTGCCGATGTCCTCGTCGCTCACGCCGCGATCGCCGAGGTGCGTCGCCACCGTGTGCCGGAAGATGTGCGAGGTCACCCACTCGTAGCCGATCGCGTCGCACGCCGTCGAGATCCGCTTGCCCACGTTGGTCGGATCCGGCCACTCCCCGTTCCATGTGCGGAACAGCGGGCCGCCGCCCGACTCCAGCTTGCGCCGCCGCCACATCGGCACCGACCAGCTCGGCACGCGCAGCGTCAGGCCCTGTCGGCGCCCCTTGCGCAGCGGCACGCGCCGGATGCCGACGCCCTTCTCGCGGATCAGGTGATGGTCGGCCACGACCGTGCGCGCGGCCGGATCGACGTCGTCGCCGACGATCGCGAGCACCTCGCCGATCCGCACGCCGGTGGCCAGCATCGCCTCGACGACGTCGGGCAGGTCCGCCCAGGCACGCGCCCGCGGCCCGAGCCTGCCCGTGCCGCTCGGCTTCTCGCGGTCCACCCACGCCCGTAGCTTGTCGAGGAAGTCGCGACGCTGCTCGGGCTCGAGCGCGCGGATCGGCTTCTTCTCGCCCTGCTCGAGCGCCTCGACAGACCGTGCAGGGTTGGCGTCCATCGCGCCATGCCGCACCGCATAGCCGCAGATGCCGGACAGCACGGTCTTACTGCGCTTCGCCGCGGCGTAGCCGACCCTGTCCCGGATGTTTTTGAGCACCTCGTCGCACAGCCCGGCGTTGTCCGCCTCGCGGCACGTCAGCTCGCCCATGCGCGGCCGAAGGTGGTTGTCGGCGCTGTCGCGGTAGTCCTCGAGCGATTTCGGGGCGCGCTCGCCGCGCGTCACCTTCTTCTCGAAGTCGGCCAGCCACAGGTCCATGACGTGCCCGAACCGGGTGTCGCCGTTGATGGCCTGGCCGGCGACCTCGTCGGCGAGCCGGGCCGCCGCCGACTTGAGCGCACGCTCTGCGGCCTTCGCGCTCTTGCCGCTGCGGCGCAGTCGCCGCATCCGGCCGTTGCGCAGCCGGAACCGAGCACGCGCCTCGAACTTGCCGTTCGGCAGCTCGGTCACCCGGATCTCGCCGAAGGTGCCGATCGGCGTGCGGGGTCTAGGCACGTCGACCGCCAGCGGCTACAGCAGGCACACCTCGATGAGCGGTTGCACGTTGGCGTGCAGCAGACAGCTGTCCTGCTCGGGTTCCGGCTGGCTCGGTGGCTCGTCCGGGTCCGGGTCGGGTTCCTCGGGGCGCGCAGGCGGCGGGTGTGGTTCCCTCGGCGCGTCCGGCGGGGGCGATGTGCCTGGCCGCGGTTCCGGTGTCGGCGCCGGCGGCTGCTGCGCGGCGGTCACCTCGACCGGCAGCGCGGCGCCGGGTTCCGACTGCGGCCTCGGGGCAGGACGCGCCGGTGTCGCCGGGGAGCTGGGTCGGGTTGGCTCCGGCGTCGGCTGGTGCGGTTGCGCCGTGGCGCTCGGGGGTGCTGGCGGTGGCAGCGCGATCGTCGGCCGCTCCTCGGGGGGCGTGCCGCTGGGCAGCATCCAGAGCAGCGCGAGGACCGCGCCTGTGGTCGCGAGGATGGCGATGGATGCGGCCTTGTTCTCCTCGACCCAGTCGGCTGCTGCTGCGAGCGGTGCGATGGCGGGGAGGCTGCGGAGGTGGCGTCGGCTGCGGGGCCGCGGTGGGTGTGGTGGTTGGGGTGGACTGCTGCTCATCTCTTGGACGTAGAACCACAGGTCGTCCAGTTCGCGGCGCCGTCTGCGTCTGTCGTGTACGAGGTACGCGATGACCCCCAGCAACCCCACGATGGCCAGCACCCCGACGATCAGGGTCGTGCGCATTTGTCGCAGTTTGCCTCGCCTGAACTGGGATTTCAGCGTCCATTCGTGTTAACCCTCAGCAGCGGAGATATCAGGGTGGTCACGCCGGTACTGCTCCCGGCGGAACAGGTACTCCTTGATGAGGTCGTCCTGAATGGCCTTGGGGGCCGACCTGCGGATGGCAGCGATGACCTCGTCTTCTGTTCGTTCGGGCTCGCGCGGTGGGGGAGCGTCAGGAAGTGGGGGGATCGGGCCCCCTTCGAGGACGGTCCTGGGTGTGTCGGGTGTCCAGTTGGACAGCGTGCGGCCGATTGCTCGGAGCGTCTTCTCTCCGACGGTGGGCTCGGCGTTTTCGACGGCCGCCAGGACGCGGAGGCTGATGTTCGCGGCGCGGGCGAAGGCTGGGCGCGATTGGTAGCCGTCGGCCTCGCGGGCGTCGGTGACGGCGCTGGCGAGTCGGTCGCGCGCCTGGTCCGAGTAGTCCGCTGTTCGCAACCTCCGGATAGCCACCCGTGCAGAATGCCGCAGAGACATGCAGAACACCACCTGTTGTGTGCCATGTCTTCGGTAGCTCCTTCTCCAGTGTTTGGCCCTGGTCCGGCAGGGTCGGTGTGCCATGTTCATGCAGACTAATGCAGAGTAGTGCAGACAAGCAAGTAGTCTGCGTAAGTCTGCATGTTTCTGCTTGACTCCGACATGCAGAATCGTGCAGACTTGGCTCATGCCCAAGCTGAACAGTGAGCGGGTGAAGCACCGGATCGCGGAGCTGGGGCTGTCGGTCGAGGACGTCTCGGTTCGAACCGACATCCCCTACGGAACCCTGCGGAACGCAGTCGCCGGCCGCGATCCGATCAAGCTGAACCGCGCGTATCGGCTGCTCGACGCGCTCAACCCGCCAGGACGGGCGCGGCTGGTGATCGCGGATCTTCTCGCCGACACAGCCGCCGAGAAGCCCGCCGAACCCCCGCAGCAGCCGCAAGGCCCCAAGGCGCCCCCGCGCCGACAGGACAACGAGCAGGAGCGAAAGGCGCCGAAGCGCATCAACGCGGCGGTGGCCTGATGTCCGAGATCACCGACCTGCTCAAGGACATCTCTGCCCGCCTCGCTCGGCTGGAGCGGGAGCGGAAGAACCCGCCGCGCACTGCGTGGCGGCCCCGGGAAGTCGCCAAGCAGCTCGGCATCCCGTACGACGCCGCACTAGACCTCATCCACTCCGGCCAGCTCGGCCACATCCGCGCCGGGCGCCACTACGTCGTGCCCGACACCGAGCTGCAGGCCTTCCTCGGCCGCGCAGCCACGACCCCCGCGAAGTAAGGGGGCTCGCCCCGTGATGCCGCACGGAACGAGCCCATCGCCACCGGCACCAACCAGAGAGGAGCTACCGGTGACCATGACGAAGGTACCCAAGAGCCGCGGCGGTGGTGCTCACCGCACCGGCCAGCCCGCGATGGAGCTGATCCAGCGCATCGGCGACGAGAACCGCGAACGCGAGCTGCGCGAGGCGGACACCGAGATCATCCCCGTGATCGAGGACTTCCGCGCCGATCGCCATGTCGTCGAGGCCCTGCGCGATCGGTTCGTCGACTGGGCGCTCGACGCGCAGATGGATCACAAGCCGTGCGGGTTCTGCTCCCTCGTCGGGTACGAGGTCGATTTCCGGGTGTGGGGCGAGGACGTCCAGGCCGTGTGCCGCCCGTGCCTGCCGCACGCGATCGCCCGGGACTGGACGGAGGGCCCGGTGCAGATTGAGTACAGCCCGCGCATGGCGTCGCTGCTGGAGCGGATGACGGGGCACGGGCACCGGGTCTCCGGCGTGCTCGACGTTCCCCGGCAGGCCGCCGACGAGGCCGGGGAGGTCGCCACCGATGAGTGAGACCACCACGGAGACCCCGCTGCACCTGCAGCAGGCGGAGGGGTTGGAGGCGCTGGCGGCGTTGATCCGGAACCGGCCCGAGATCGCCGAGACCGTGCGACTGGCGTTGGCGTATCTGAACAGCATGGTGCCGAGCCGGGTCGAGGACGGGCGCGGCGCGATGGAAGACCTGGTCGCCGCAGCGGACGCTACCGGCATCGTCTACGTCATCAGCAACGACCGCGACAGCTGCCGGGTGACGTTGGACTTTGGCCCGGCGGTGTGCCTGTCGGTGCGGGCGTCGGCTGAGCGGATGGCGGGGCAGCCCGCGCCGCCGAAGGTGCCCGCGTACGAGCCGCTGACCAAGCCGGGCGGTGCGTCGTGACCGCCACCGCCGAGCGCGTCGAGATCACCGAGCCCGGCGTCTATGACCTGCCGGACGCCGTCTACCACGCGGACCCGGTCCCGGGTAAGTCGCTGTCGTCCACGGGGGCGCGGCTGCTGCTGCCGCCGTCGTGCCCGGCGAAGTTCAAGTGGCGGCGGGACAACCCGGCTCCGCCGAAGCGCGAGTTCGACCTCGGGCACGCCGCGCACAAGCTCGTGCTCGGCGCCGGGCCCGGGGTCGCCGTGATCCACGACAAGCTGCTCGCCAGCAACGGCGCCGCGTCGACCAAGGCCGCCAAGGAGTTCATCGCCGAGGCGCGCGCCGAGGGCATGGCCGTGCTCAAGGAAGACGAGTGGGCCGTGGTCGAGGAGATGGCCGCCAAGCTGCGCGAGCACCCGACCGCGTCGCGGCTGCTGAGCCCCGAGCGCGGTCGGACGGAGCAGTCCTTGTTCTGGACGGATCGGATCACGGGCGTGGCGTGCCGGGCTCGGCTGGATCACCTGCCGCACCCGACCGACCGGCGGATGATCCTCACCGACTACAAGACCGCCGCGTCGGCGGCCCCGTCGAAGATCGAACGCGCGATCGCCGACCACGGCTACAACCAGCAGCTCGACTGGTACCGCGAGGGCATCCTCGCGCTCGGCCTGGCCCGCGACGTCGCCTGCTTGCTCGTGGTGCAGGAGAAGGAACCCCCGTACGTGGTGACGGTGGTCGAGCCGACCGTGTCCTCGATGCAGTGGGGACAGGTGCTCAACCAGCACGCCCGCCGCGTCTACGCCCGCTGCGTCGAAACCGGCCACTGGCCCGGCTACACCGACGACATCGCCTATCTGCCGCTGCCCGCCTACACCGAGCGCGACCTCGAACAGCGCCGCGAGGCGGGCGAGTTCGACATCCTCAAGGAGCACATCAAATGACGTCCGAATTGGACACCGTCCGCAGTGGTGCTGAGCCGATGCGGCTGCCGTCCGAGCACCGGCTCGGGCAGGGAACTGCGATCGAGCAGTCCCGTGCGATCGCCGAGGTGCAGGCCGCCATCCTTGTGGCCCGCCAGAACCCCCGCAACACCTCGCAGGCCATCGCCGACATGCGCGAGGCGTGCAAGATGAAGCGGCTGGCCGAGCGGGCGTTCTTCCGGTTCTCCCGCGGCGGTAGCACCGTGCAGGGCGCGAGCGTCTACCTGGCGCGGGAGCTGGCGCGCTGCTGGGGGAACATCCAGTACGGCGTCAGTGAGTTGCGCCGTGACGACGAGCACGGCCAGTCCGAGATGCAGGCCTGGGCGTGGGACGTCCAGACCAACGCCCGCACCGCGACGATCTTCATCGTGCCGCACAAGCGGGACAAGCGCGACGGGCCGGTGAAGCTCACCGACATGCGCGACATCTACGAGAACAACGCTAACGCCGGTGCCCGCCGGGTGCGCGAGTGCATCTTCTCTGTGCTGCCGATGTGGTTCACCGAGGAGGCGCAGGAGATCTGCACGCGCACGCTGGAGGAGGGCGGCGGGAAGCCGCTGGCGCAGCGGGTGGCGGATGCGATCGCCGGGTTCGAGGCCATCGGGGTCACCGTCGACCAGCTGGAGCGCAGGCTCGACCGGCCGTCGTCGCGCTGGAACAGCCACGACATGGCGCAGCTGTCGGTCACCTACACCTCGATCCAGCGGGGCGAGCTGGACAAGGACGAGGAGTTCCCGCCGGTGCGGGTCACCACCTCGGAGGTGATGGCCGACCTCCAGCAACCGCCGTCACCGGACTACGTGGCGGCCAGCACGCACGGGCGGCTCAACGGCGTGCCGCAGGACGCCCCGGCCGAGCAGCCTGCCGAACCCCGGCCCGAGCCGGAGCAGGCGCCCGCACCGGAGGCCGCTGAGGCCGCGCCCTCCGAACCCGAGCCGGAGCCGATGCCGGAACCCGACGCCGCGCCGGTTGCGGACACGAAACCCCGCGGTGGCGAGGCGAAGGCCAGCACAGTGCAGCTCAAGAAGCTGCACGCCATGTGCAACGGCCTCAAGATCGACGGCCGCGAGGACCGGATGCTGTTCCTGTCCGGGGTGGTGGGGGAGCGGGTCGCATCGGCCAACGACCTCACCAAGGACGAGGCCTCGCGGGTGATCGAGGCACTCGACAGGTGCATCCGTTCCGACGAGCCCGAGCGCGCCGTCGACGCCGTCATGGCTCAGGCACCACAAGGCAGTGGGTCGTGAACGTCCGCATCGCCGAGACCGACGCACCCGACGACGACAACCGGCCCGGCTGCACCCGAGCGTGGGCCGCAGCCGGGGTCATCGTCGGCCTGCCGCTGGCCGCGCTGCTGGGCCCGGTGATCGTGCTCAAGCTGGCCGAGCTGGTTGCGGGGTGGCTGTGATGCCCGAACCCACGCTGCTCGACCAGCTCGTCGGCGTCGCCGCGACGATCGCCTACCTCCTCGCCGCCGGTGTCATCGCTGCGGTCGTGTGGTGGGTGCTCGACCGCATCCGCCCGCATGCACTCGAACCCGGCAGCGACGAGGGGCCCGACCGCGAGCAGCAGCGGTCGGGCCCCTGCCCCGACCTCATCCCGATCGCCGAACCCACCCGGCTCGTCCCGCTCGACGAGCAGGCCAACCACCGCGAAGTTGCATTGGAGAACCTCAGATGGCCGCGCCTGTGAACACCGAACCGCCAGCCGGGCGCACGACCACGTTCGTGGCCGTCGACGACCGCGTCCTACCCCGCCTACAGACCTGGTGTCGCATGGCGGGCATCGAGCTGCGGCCCACCGAGCTCGGCGGGGTCGTGTCTTACGCGCTTGTTCCGGCGACTGCTGAGGCACTCGTCAGCGCACGACGCAGGCTCGGCCTTTCCGAGCGCGAGGTCGAGGTGCTGCAAGGCATCGCCGCCGGGCACACGAACGGCGAGATCGCCGAGCGGCTGTTCGTCTCCACCGACACGGTGAAGACCCACGTGCAGCGGTTGCTCGCGAAGCTCGGCGTGGGTGATCGGTCGGCGGCGGTGAACGTCGCCTGGCAGAACGGCCTCCTCGGCGGTGCACGGTGAAGCGCTGCGTCGCGAAGGCCCGCTGGAGGCTGGCCTACGCGTTGAACCGGCTGCCCGGCATGTGCTGGACCAACCTTGTCGGCTGGGTGCTCAGGTCCTGCCGTCTGCGGGAGACACGGCAGGACTGGCTGTGCCGCCGCGGCGTGGCCGAGTCCCGCGACGGCCGCTGCTACTGCGGCAAACTCCAGCGGCCTGGCGGTGATGCCCGATGATCCTCGACGACTACTTCGCCCGGCTGGAGACCGAGCACCAGGCCGAAGTGGAGCGCGGCGAGCACGATCTCCAATGCGAGTGGCGGCCCCGCCAGTGCATGTGCCACTGCTCGAAACGCCGCCGCGAAGCCGCCGGGCACACCGAACCGCCCGAGTTGGACTGGCAAGCCCCGCTCTGCACGCGTTGCTGGAACGAAACCGAGTCCGACGCCGACGGCTACACCTGCGACACGTGCTCGGCGTTCTGGAACCACGACGGCACGTTCGGGCACTTCACCGACGACTACGGCGAGCTGACACCACGCCCGATCATCGACGTGCAGCTGCCGCCGCTGCCCGAGGAGGTGCACGCGTGAGCCGCGGTAAGGGCACGCTCGCCAGCCCCGACGACGCCCGTACCTTCATCGCGGCGCTGGTCGAGCTACGCCACCACCAGGGGCTCACCGCCACCCAGGTCGCCGCCCGCATCGGCACCGCCCGCGAAACCGTGTCCACATGGGAAACCGGGCGGCGTATCCCGCTGCTGCACCACGTCATCGCCTACGCCCGCGCCATCGGCGTCCGCCTCGACGCACAGATCGTCGTGCCCCTGCACACCACGCAGGCCACGGACCCGGCGTCAGCCGACGCGCCGCTGCCCGGCATCGCAGAGAGGAGGTGACCCGATGGGCAAGGCCAGCCGCCGCGACGTGCGCAAGGCGGTTGAGGCGCTACGGCGCGATGTCGACTCCGAACCGATCCCCGAACCCGACCCAGCCGAAATCCGCCGCATCGCCGAGGAAAACCGGCGCAACCAGAAAGGAAAGAAGTGACCGATCAGTCCACAGGGGAGCAGCGCCCGCCGCGCGACTTCGCGGCGTTCCTGCTCGAACTGGCCAAGGGCAAGACCCACCGCGAGCTGTCCGAGGCGCTGCGCGACGTCGTCAAGGGCGTCACCCAAACCGGCAAGCCCGGCAAGCTGCAGCTCACCCTGCAGTTCAAGAAGGAGAAGGGCACCGAGGCCCTCCTCATCGCCGGGGACGTGAAGAAGCAGGCCCCGGTGTTCGACCAGCCCGCGTCGATCTTCTACGCCACCGAACTCGGCGACCTGCAGCGCACCGACCCGAACCAGGACGAGCTCGACTACTACGGCAGCACCCCGAAGGAGACAACCCACCCATGATCGAGACCACGCTCGACGCCGTCACCGCCGGGGACGGCGCGCTGATCGAAGACCTCACGCGCCGCGCCGAGGCCGCCACCCCGCCCCAGCCCTACGACGTCAGGATGAACGGCCCGCTGGTCGTGCGCACGCGCCGCCACGACGAGCGCATCGACGTCACGAACCTCGAGGAGTTCCTGCCCGAGCCGACCCGCAACCGCGGCGCCGTCGTGCTCTACGACGTCGGCGACTTCGCCGCCTACGTGCAGCGCCTCGCCGACGACCACACCACCGTGTGGGGCGAGGAGTCCCGCTCGCGCTTCACCGCGGTGTTCAACGACCACGCCGACTACAACCGGCCCGGCTGGCGCGACCACAGCGCCGAGCTGCGCCTGCTCGACGACCCCGAATGGCAGGCGTGGCTCGCCACCGACGGGCGCTGGTTCAACCAGTTCGACTTCGCCGAGTTCCTCGAGGACCGCGCCGCCACGATCGTCGACCCGGACCCGGCCGACTTCCTCGAGGTCGCCAGCTCATTCAAGGCGCACAAGAAGGCCGAATTCTCATCGGCCGTCAACCTCACCACCACCGACCTGCAGCTGACCTACAACGAGGAGACCAAGACCACCACGAAGTCCGGGCAGATCGAGGTGCCGCGCCGGTTCACGGTCGCCCTGTCGCCGTTCCTCGGCCTGCCGCCGGTGAACATCCCGGCCCGCCTGCGGTACTCCGTCAGCGACGGCCAGCTGTCCATCGGCTACCGGCTGCACCGCCCGGACCTGGCGCGGCGTAACGCGTTCGCCGACATCCGGCAGACGCTGGCCAACGAGCTGGCGGCCACCGACGGCGACTTCGTCGTGCCGGTGATGCTCGGCCAGGCGCCCGGCTCGCTGCGCCCGTAGACCTCGGTCGGCGTGAACGTCCCCGCCCGCGTTGCATGGAGTCGCGGGAGCACGGAATCGAAAGGACGGCCACGAGCCCCTATGACCGACGGGGGTGCCGCACCTGCGCCGACCGAACCACACCCCGGGTGGCCGCGCTTCTCCCGATGTTGCGCGGCCACCCGGCACCACAACACCAACGCACCCACGGGGAGGGCAGCATGCGATACGGGGGACTGTTCGAAGGCTACGGCGGGCTGACGCAGGCCGTGCTCTCGGTGCTCGGCGGAACCCTCGCCTGGTACTCCGAGATCGAGCCCGCCGCGTGCCGGGTGCTCGCCCACCACCACCCCGGCGTGCTGAACCTCGGCGACATCACCGCCGTCGACTGGGACACCGTCGAGCCGGTCGACGTGCTCGGCGGCGGCTTCCCCTGCCAGGACGTGTCGGCGGCCGGCCGCCGCGCCGGGTTGCGACCTGGCACCCGCTCCGGCCTGTGGTCGCACATGGCGCACGCCATCGCCGTGCTGCGGCCCCGGCTCGTGGTGATCGAGAACGTGAGAGGACTGCTCAGTGCCCCAGCCGATAGCGACGTGGAACCGTGCCCGTGGTGTCTGGGAGACCCTGGAGACGAGCCTCATGTGCGGGCACTCGGTGCCGTTCTCGGCGACCTGGCCGAGCTCGGGTATGACGCGGCGTGGCACGGCCTACGCGCTGCCGACGTCGGCGCCCCGCACGGCCGCTTCCGCGTGTTCGTCGTTGCTGCCGACACCCGAGGCGAAGCTCTCCCACGCTGGCCCGGACTACGCGCGAGCGAACCGGCCAGCATCCGGCGGGGACGATCTCGCGACGGCGCTCGTGAAGGTGCTGCCGACACCGACCGCCCGCGACCACAAGGGACGGAATCAGAGGGGCGATGCGACCTGCCTACCTGGTGCGCTGCTACCGACACCCCGGGCGACGGACGGCACGAACGGAGGACCGGGCCAGCGTGGCAGCTCGGGCGACTTGATGCTGCCCAGCGCGGTAGCGCTGCTGCCGACGCCGACAGCGACCGACGCGGAATCATCGAGCGGATCGAACCCAGCCTGGGGTCACGGCACGACGCTGACGGACGCGGCCCGATCGATTGGGGACCGTACGAACCCGCGATCCGACCGTGGGAGCGCATCCTCGGACGGCCGGCCCCCGCCCCTCACACTGTGGGAACCCGAGGCGCCCGCGTCCTGAGCCCGCGGTTCGTCGAGTGGATGATGGGCCTGCTCGACGGCTACGTCACCGACGTGCCCGGCCTGTCCCGCAGCGAGCAACTCAGGGTGCTCGGCAACGGCGTGGTGCCCCAGCAAGGCGCCGCCGGTCTCGCGTACCTGCTCCCATTCGTCGGCATTGGGGGAGGTGCGACGTGGGCTACCGCGTGAGCGCGCGGCCGACACCGCCGCGCCCGGACACCACCACACCGTCCTACCGGCGCGTCTGCGACCTGTGCTGGGCCGGGCAGCTGCCCGCCGAGCTGCTGCTCACCAAGGACCGCGAACGCCTCGTCACCGACCTGTGGGCCGCGGGCTGGACCGACCTCGAAATCGCCGTCCACACCCGTATGACCACCTACACCACCGGCCGCATCCGAGACCGCCTCGGACTCGCGGCGCACCACCAAGCACGAAAGGTGCCTGCCTGATGACCTGGTTCAAGTCCGACGACTCGTTTTGGCGCCACCCGAAGGTCCGCAAGCTCGGCAAGGACCGCCTGCCTGCGGTCGGCCTCTGGGAGCTGGCCGGCACGTGGTGCGCCGACAACGTCGCGGTCAACGTCGCCGACGGGTTCGTGCCCGACGAGCAGGTCGAGACATGGGACCCGCGCCACCGCTACGCCAAGCGGCTCGTCGCCGTCGGCCTGTGGGAGCGCGCAGAGGTCGAGGGTGAGCAGGGCTACGTGTTCCACGACTGGCCCGACTACAACCCGACCCGGGCCACCGTCGAGGCCGATCGTGAGGCGTGGCGGCAGCGGAAGGCGGAGCAGCGCGCGAAACGTGCCATGTCCCTCGGAGTGTCCCAACGGGACACCAAGGGAGACACACAGCGGGACTCACAAACGGAATCCCGCGACAGTCCCACCGTGAGTCACAACCCCCCCGTCCCGTCCCGACCCGACCCGTCCCGTACTTCTGGTGGTCACCTTGGGGAGGGGCCGTCACCTACCGAACGCGCGGGCACGCCCCCCGCCCCCTCGAACCCCCTCGACGGCCAGCGCCCGGCTGACCGCTGCACGCGCCACCGGCACGACGAACACCCGCCGCCGTGCGGCCAATGCGCCGACGCCCGCCGCGCCGCCGAAGCCTGGGACGCCGACCAGCCCGAGCGGCACCGGCGCGCGCAGCTCGCCATCGCCCGCTGCCGCCTGTGCGACGGCGAAGGCTGGCGCTGGCACCCCGACGGCAAGCACCTGGGCCCAACCAGCCAACGCTGCGACCACCGGCCGCGAGCACGAACGGAGGCATCGTGAAACCGCCGTTCGCCTACTTCGGCGGCAAAACCAGGCTCGCCGAACAGATCGTGGCGACGTTCCCGCCGCACGAGCACTACGTCGAGCCATACGCGGGGTCCCTCGCCGTGCTGCTGGCCAAGCCGCGGTCGCGCATGGAGACCGTCAACGACCTCGACGGCGACCTGATGACGTTCTGGCGCGTGCTGCGCGAGCAGCCCGACGAGCTGGCCCGGGTCTGTGCACTCACGCCGCACGCACGCGCCGAGTTCCTCGAGGCCTACGCGCTGGGCCTCGAGGTCCCGGACGACGTCGAGCGCGCCCGACGTGTCTGGGTCCGCCTCTCGCAGTCCCGCTCCGGCACCCTGCGCCGCACCGGCTGGCGCCACTACATCGACCCCGCCGGCTCAAACACCTCCATGCCGGGATACCTCGAGGCCTACGTCGGGCGCATGTTTCCAGCAGCCGAGCGACTCGCCGGCGTGTCGCTGGAGTGCCAGCCCGCGCTGGACATCATCGAACGCTACGGCCGCAGCCCGGACGTGCTGCTCTACGTCGACCCGCCTTACCTCGGCAGCACCCGCGTTTCCGGCGGCTACCGGCACGAGATGAAGGGCAGGGACGAGCACCGGGAACTCGCCGCGGCGCTCGCCGACTGCCGTGCCTCCGTGGTGCTCTCCGGCTACGACAGCCCGCTCTACGCCGAGCTGTACGACGGCTGGTACAGCACGCGCATCGACACCACCACCGGACAGGGCGGCACCCGCCAGGAACGCACCGAGGTTCTGTGGCGCAACCGTGCCGCCGAGCCGTGCCTGTTCGATGTGGAGGCATCGTGACCGTCCACGAGCGCGACTGCGCACCCTGCGACGCCGCCCGCGCGGTGGTGGACGAGCTCGCCGCGCACTGGGACCCGATCGGCAACTGGGACGAGGTCGAGGCGCTCGACGGCCACGGCGGCACCCTGCGCGACCAGGCCGTGCGCCTCGTCGCCGACGTCCTCCACCGCTACCCGCTCCCCGCACCGCCGAGGAGACCCACATGACCCGCGACCACCCCCGCCGCGACCGCACCGGCGAACCCATCGACGAACCCGAACCCCACGACCCCCGCTGCCACGACGGTTGGATCAACCGCGACAGCACACCCGCCCGCCCCTGCTACCACTGCAAACCCTGGACACGACCCGACCGACGCCGAGCACAAATCCACGGACCACACGGAGGCTGACATCCCGCTGACCAGCACACCCCATGAGAACCTGACCTTGACCAGAGGAGCTTGACATGGGAGACACGCGCTCGTCGGAGGCGAAGGAGGCCAGCGAGGCCCGCAAGGACGCCGTGCTGCGGATGCGCCGCGACGGCATGGACTTCGAGGCCATCGGTGCCGCGCTCGACCCGCCTGTGTCCAAGCAGCGCGCGCACCAGATCTACGCCGAGGCGTTGCGGCAGATCCCCGCCCAGTCTGTCGCCGAGTACCGGGCCGAGCAGGAGCAGCGGCTCGACGAACTGCGCCGCCAGGCGCTCGCGGTGCTCGGCCGGGACCATCTCGCGGTGTCGCAGGGCAGGGTCGTGCGGCTCAGCGACGACGGCCCGCCGGTGCTCGACGACATGCCGAAGCTGCGCGCCGTCGAGACCATCCTCAAGATCGAGGAACGCCTCGCCCGGCTGCGCGGCATCGACGTGCCCACCAAGGCGCAGGTCGAGGGCAACGTGCAGGTCAAGTACCTCGTCGAGGGCATCAACCCCAAGGAGCTGACGTGACCACCACCCACCACACCATCACCACCGGGCTGTCCGAGCGCGACCGGCTCGCCCTCTGCGACTGGACCCGCCAGCACGGCGTAGACCCCACCACCGTGCCGATGGCGAGCAGCATCGTCCTCGACGCCACCACGGTCACGTTCGAGCAGTACGTGCTCGACGACACCGGCCGGCCGCGCTGCATCCGTGACGAGCACGGCCACCCGGTCGACGTCGAGCGCACCACGATCACCGTGCCCCGCCGCCACCCCTGGCCGTTCGAGGGCTCACCCACCCCAGAGGCGACATGATCACCACCATCGCGACGATCGTGACCGTGCTGTGCGCCCTGGCGAGCGTCTACTACGCGCGCCAGTCGCACAAGGCCCGCAAGCGCGCCGAGGAGTCGGCGCGGCTGAGTCAGCTTTGGAGGGGTCCTCGTGGATGAGAAGTCGGCGGCCGTGACCGACATCGTCGACGCGATCGACCGCGCGCTCGGCTGCCTGCAGTGCGGCGGCCCCCTCGGCGACAGCCCCTCGACCGACTTCTGCCGCGAGGCCTGCCAGCGCGACTGGCACACCGCACGCGCCGACGCCGCCACCGACACCCCCGTCGACGTCGAGGCGGTGCACCGACTGGTCACCAGCGCGCCACTGCCCCCGCCGCCGGTCAAACTCACCCGCGCCCAGATCGCCGCCCTCCAAGCACACGCCGACCCGTCACCACCGCCCCCACGTGACGGCGCCCTCGGCACGTTCTTCGGCGCCCCCGTCATCGAGGTCGACACCGACGAGGAATCCACCCCGCACCAGCTCGCCGAGCACGCAGCGGCCTGCCCCTCGGGCCTCCCACACTGCGGCTGCACGATCCAGCCAGCCGGTGAGCTGCTCGTCGCCGACGACAACCTCACCGACGAGCAGCTCGCCCAGCTCCGCGACACGTGGACAGCAGCCATGGCCACGCGCACGCGGATCGTCCCCCACGGCTCGCCGTTCCGGAGCGCCATCACCGCGGCCACGCAGCCCCAACCCCGCCCATGGTGGCGCCGCCTGCTCAGGCAGGTGTGGCCATGACCGGGCCCTTGATCGTCATGGCCGCCGCCTGGGTCGCGTTCGGCGTACTGCTCGCCCTGCACTGCTGGTGGCACCGACCCTGGAGAAAGCGCCTGTGACCGCGCCCGTCATCGAGCACGTCTACCGACCCCGCGGCGCCGCCCTCACCCTCCTCCACAGCCGCGACCCCGAAGTCCTCCTCTCAGGCCCGGCCGGCACCGGCAAGTCCCGCGCATGCCTCGAAAAGCTGCACCTCATGGCCCTGCTCAACCCCGGCATGCGCGGCCTCATGGTCCGCAAGACCGCCGTATCCCTGACCTCGACGGGCCTGGTCACCTACGAGCAGCACGTGGCCGCGGAGTCCATCCAGGCCGGGCACGTGTCGTGGTACGGCGGCAGCCAGAAAGAGGCCGCCGCGTGGCGCTACACGAACGGCTCGATCATCAACGTCGGTGGCATGGACAAACCCACCAAGATCATGTCCAGCGAGTACGACGTGATCTACGTCCAGGAAGCGATCGAGCTCGGCAAGGAGGACTGGGAAGCCTGCTCGTCCCGTCTGCGCAACGGCAAGGTGTCGTTCCAGCAGTTGATCGCCGACACCAACCCGTCACACGCGAACCACTGGCTCAAGAAGCGCGCCGACACCGGCTCGACGAAGATCCTGTGGTCCAAGCACGAGGACAACCCGGTGTACTTCGACGAGCACGGCCAGCCCACCGAACGCGGCCGCGCGTACTTGGAACGGCTCGACGCCCTCACCGGGGTGCGCAAGCTGCGCCTCCGCGACGGGCTGTGGGTGTCCGCCGAAGGCATCATCTGGGAGGAGTGGGACGAGGCCATCCACCTCGTCGACCGCCGCCCGATTCCCGACTCGTGGCCGCGTTGGTGGGTCGTCGACTTCGGCTACACCAACCCGTTCGTCTGCCAGTTCTGGGCCGAGGACCCCGACGGCAGGCTGTGGCGATACCGGGAGATCTACCACACCCGTCGCCTGGTCGAGGACCACGCGCGGCAGATCCTCAAGCTCGTCGCGCCCGGCGGCCGGTGGAAGGAGCCGAAGCCCCGCGCGATCGTGTGCGACCACGACGCCGAAGACCGGGCCACGCTCGAACGCCACCTCGGCATGTCCACCGTCGCCGCGAAAAAGGACGTCACCCCCGGCATCGAGGCTGTGGCGACCCGGTTCCGCCGCGCAGGCGACGGCAAGCCGCGATTGATGCTGATGCGGGACTCGCTCGTCGAGCGTGACGCCGACCTCGACGCACGCGAGCTACCGACGTGCACCGAGGAGGAGATCCCCGGCTACGTGTGGGACGTGCAGGACGGGAAGCCACCCAAGGAACAGCCGGTGAAGGAGAACGACCACGGCTGCGATGCGATGCGCTATGTGGTCGCCGAGCGGGACCTGCAGCCGAAGCCGAACGTGCGCTGGCTGTAGCTGACCAGCGGCTTCGACGGTTACTCTCAGCCCCGCTTAAACGACGAAACCCCCGGCGGGGGTCGCCGGGGGTTTAGCGTCGGGCCAGCTCGGCCTTGATGTCGCGGACGGTGCGCCAGTCGCTGTAGGGGTCGAGGGTCGCGAGGTAGGCGGTGAGCGTCTCGGCGGGGACGGTGGCCAGCTTGGCCAGTCGCTCGGCCACCGGGGTGGCCTTCTCGATCCCGCAGTCCAGGTCGGCGATCTTCGCGAACGCGGCGGGCTTGCTGCCGTGGACGCTGATGATGTCCTGGTCGCTCGTGCGGTAGGCGACGTACTGGCCGTCCCAGCAGGTGCCCTTGACCTTGCGAACCTGGTAGTCGCCGAGGGTGATGACCGGGGCGGTGAGCTGCAAGTTCATCTCTGCTCCTCTGTGTAGTTATCTGTGCTGCGCTGTTGTAAATAGAATAGCAGGGTGGGTACCCACCCTCAAGAGGTAATGTGAAGAAAAATTGGGTGGGTACCCACTGTGGTAAGATCCAGCGGTGCCAACGCAGGGAAACCCGAAACTCACCGTCCGCATCGACGAACACACACGCGCCCGGTTCGTCGCCGCCGCCTACAACGCCGGCACCACCGGGTCCGAACTCGTCACGGCGTTCATCCGCTGGTACCTCGGCGAGGACGGCGCCGAACTACCGCGCCGCCCCGAGCCCGCCCGCGAGCAGTAGCCGACGACACGCCGCCAGACAGCAGAACGCCCGGCCCCGCTGGTCCTGGGGCCGGGCGCTACTGCGGCGATCAGACGTTGCGGATGCCGAGCAGCGTCACCGTGACCTGCTTCGACACTGCGGCCCGCACCGACCAGTCATCCGGGCTGGCCGAGGTGACCCACGCCCGACCCTCCACCGAGCGGGCGCCGGTGACCTGCGCGGCCACGCTGACCAGCCCCTGATCCGGCCCCGCCAGCGGGGCGTTCGCCCCCGCGACGACCATGTCGATGTCGGCGTCGAAGGCGTGCGTGAAGTAGCCGCTCGCGTCCGTGGTGACGGTGAGCTCGACGGCCTGGATCTCCTGCGCCATGCGCGTTCCTCTCTGAGGTGGTGTCGCCCAATGCGACACGCTGACCTGCCTATCTGCGTAACTACGTAGATACGCAGGTTGGCATGTATCCTGCCATCGTGATCACACGGCTCGCGCGCCTGCTCCGGCCTGTCGCGAACCGACTCGCGCCCGCCACCCTGTCGCTCAGCGCGCTGGGCTGCGCTGTCGGCGCCGCCTGGTACCACGGCGTCACCACAGGCCTGCTCGGCACGGCGGGGGCGCTGCTGCTCGCCGAGTGGCGCATGGTCGAACCCCCGACCGACGGCGGCCGACAGTGAGGCCGCTCACCGCGCCCCGCGTGCGCAACGACGCCCCGGTGCCGCTCGCGTCCCGCGTCCAGTCCCGCATCCCGTGGTTCGGCAACCTCGGCAAGCTCGGCCAGCTCGAAGCGATGGCCAACAACGGCACCGTGTTCGGCATCGTCGACCGCATCGCCCCCAGCGTCGCCCGCACCGAGTGGAAGCTCTACCGCAAGGCCGCCTCGGGCAGGGAGGAAGACCGCACCGAGGTGACCCGGCACTCCGCGCTCGACCTGATCAACCGGCCGAACCCGCACTTCACCCGCATGCTGCTGTTCGAGACCAGCCAGCAGCACCACGACCTCACCGGCGAAGCCCCCTGGGTCGTCAGCTACGTGCGCGGTTTCGCCCGGCCGCTGGAGCTGTGGCCCGTGCGCCCCGACCGGCTCGTCCCGGTGCCGCACCCCACGAAGTACCTCGCCGGGTGGGTGTATCAGTCGCCGGACGGCGAGCAGGTGCCGCTCGAGCTGCACGAGGTGATCTTCAACCGGCGGCCGAACCCGGCCGACCCGTACCGCGGGATGGGCCCGGTGCAGGCGGTGCTCACCGACATCTACGGGTCGAAGGCCGCGGCCGAGTGGAACAAGAACTTCTTCCTCAACAGCGCCGAGCCGGGCGGCATCATCGAGATCCCGCGGTCGCTGCAGGACGAGGACTTCCAGCGGCTGCGCATGCGGTGGAACGAGCAGCACAAGGGCGTGTCCAAAGCCCACCGCGTCGCGATCCTCGAAGAGGGCGTGTGGAAGGACCGCAAGTACACCCAGCGGGACATGCAGTTCGCCGAGCTGCGCGGCGTCAGCCGCGACGCGATCATGGAGGCGTTCGGGTTCCCCAAGGGCATGCTCGGCATCACCGAGGACGTCAACCGCTCGAACGGTGAGGTCGGCGAGGAGATCTTCGCGCGCTGGCTCGTGGTGCCCCGGCTCGACCGGTGGCGCGACGTGCTCAACCACAGTCTGCTGCCGCTGTACGGCAAGGACACCGCGGCGAAGTACGAGTTCGACTACGACTCCCCGGTCCCCGAGGACGAGGCCGCCGAGAACGCCGCGCGCGAGTCGAAGGCCAACACCGCCAAGACCTACATCGACGCCGGGTTCACCGGCGAGTCCGTGCAGGAGGCGCTCGAACTGCCCGACGCGCTCGTGTGGGAGAAGCCCGAGCCGCAGCCCGCCCCGGCACCGCCCGAGCCCGCCCCCGGTGGCGCGCCCGAACCGCCCGCACCCGAGCCCGCGCCCACCCCGACGCCCCCGGAGCCACCGCGGAACCGCCACCCGCACCCGCACCGGCACGTGCGCAACGCCGACCTGCCCGAGCCGCCCGACGGCGTGCCGGCCACCGACGTCGACGCCGTCGAGGCCGTCGACCTCGAACCCGTACAGGCCGACTGGGAACACGCCGTCGCCGGGATCATGGCGACCTGGGTCGGCACCGTCGTGCAGGACTGGATCGACCAGCTCATCGAGGCTCTGCGCGCGATCCTGCGCGGCGACGACAACACCCCGCTCGTCGACATCCGCGTCGACTCCAGCGACGCCGCGCAGCGCCTGCACGACGCCATGCGCGACCTCGCCGCCAAGGCCGCCGACCACGTCGTCATCGAGGCCGACCAGCAGGGCGCCGACATTCAACCGGTCACCCCGCCCGACGCCGACCTCGACGCCATGGCGCGCGAGGCCGCCGCGCTCGACGCCGACCGCTACGGCAGCTCGGCCGCCCGCGAGGCCGCCCGAATCCGGCCCGGCCTGCCCGACGACGAGGTGATCGAGCGGGTGCGGCAGCACCTCGACGACCTGTCCGACGCCGGGTCGCGCGAGATGCTCGCCGCGGCGATGACCGACGCGCAGAACCAGGCCCGCAAGGCCACGCTCCGGTCCGTCCCGGACGTGGCGCTGTACGCGTCCGAGGTGCTGGACACGAACACGTGCGCACCGTGCCGTGCCGTGCACGGCCGGTGGATCGCGAACAGCGCCGACATGACCGCCGTCGACCGGCTCTACCCGACCGGCGGCTACATCGACTGCCTCGGCCGGTGGCGCTGCCGCGGAACCATCGTCGGGATCTGGCGCCCCGCGCAGACCAGGGAAGGCGAGGAGTGATGGACCTGGACCCGAAGATCACCGCGCGGGTGGAGGCCTTCCTCAAGGCCCGCGACTCGAAACCCCGCCCGAAGGCGCAGCAGCGGCCCGGGCGGCGGTTCGAGTACCTCAACGTCACGGACGGCACGCCCGAGCTGGTCATCTACGACGAGATCTGGTTCCTCGGCGTGTCCGCACAGGACGTCGCCGACCAGCTCGCCGGGCACCGCGGCGACCTGCACGTGCGGATCAACAGCCCGGGCGGGGACGTGTTCGACGGGTACGCGATCTACAACCTGCTCGCCGAGATCGACGGCGAGGTCACGGTCACCGTGGACGGGCTCGCCGCGTCGGCCGCGTCGTTCATCGCGATGGCCGGGGACAAGGTCCGCATGCAGCTCGCGTCGCAGATGATGATCCACGAGGCCTCGGGGTTCTGCTACGGCAACGCGCAGGACATGACGGAGATGGCCGACACCCTCAACGTCATCTCGGACACGATCGCCGGGCTGTACGCCGAGCGCACCGGCAGCGACGCCGAGGGCTGGCGCACCGCGATGCGCGCCGAAACCTGGTACAGCCCGCAGGAGGCTGTCGACGCTGGGCTCGCCGACGAGATCGTGCAGCGCCAGCGCCGCCGCGACGACGACCCGCCCGAACCCGCGGCCTACGACCTGTCGGCGTTCCAGTTCGCCGGCCGCGTCGCCGCGCCCGAACCGGACGCGCCACCGTCCAACCCGGCCCCCCAGCCCCCGGCGTCGGCCTTCGACCCGGAGAAGTTCAGCAACGCTCTGAAGGAGGCGTTCAAGTGACTGCACCAGCCATCCCCACGGCTCCCGACGAGCTGGAGGAGACCCTCAACGACCCGGCCAAGGTCAAGGCCATCTTCGAGAACGGGGGCATCGGCGAGCTCGTCAAGAACTACGCCGCCGCGTTCAATAAGCGCGAGCGCGAATTCAACGAGCAGGTCCGCGAGGAGGTCGAGCGGGTGACCGCCGAGTTCCTGCGGGACAACGCCGACGCCGAGATCAGGCGCCCCGACCTCGCCCCGGGCAACACCGCGCCCGACCGGGGCGCTGGCTACAACCCGAAGGCGCTCGGCGCCGCGCTGGACAAGGAGTTCGCCGACCGCGAGGAGTACCTGCGCACGATCTGGTTCAACAACCACTCGCCCGAGGCGCAGGCCAAGCGGGCGAAGATCCGCAACGAATACTCCAGCACCATCCCCGCCGACGGCGGGTTCCTGGTGCCCGAGTCGCTGCGGGCGACGCTGCTGCAGGTGTCGCTCGAGAAGTCCATCGTGCGCCCTCGCGCGACGGTGGTGCCGATGGAGACGGCACGCGTGCCGTTCCCCACGCTGGAGTCGAGCAACAACTCCACCTCCCTGTTCGGCGGGATGATCGCCTACTGGACCGAGGAGGCCGGGCAGCTGCAGAAGTCCTCGGCCAAGTTCGGCCGGGTCGTGCTCGACGCCAAGAAGCTCACCGGCTACTCGATCGTGCCCAACGAGCTGTTCTCCGACAGCCTGCTGTCGTTCTCGGCGTTCCTGTCGCAGAAGTGGCCCGAGGCGCTCGCGTTCACCGAGGACAACGCCTACTTCTCCGGCACGGGCGCCGGCGAGCCGCTCGGGTTCCTCAAGGCCAAGGCCGCCGTCGAGGTGGCCAAGGAGTCAGCCCAGCCCGCGGACACGATCCTGTGGGAGAACATCGCGAAGATGTACTCGCGGATGCTGCCGTCCTCGCTGGGCTCTGCCGTGTGGATCGCGCACATCGACACGTTCCCCGCGCTGGCCACGATGAGCTTCCGGCAGGCGGGCGACACCGCCGGCACCGCCCCGGTGTGGATCAACAACGGCGTGTCGGGGCCGCCGATGAGCATCCTCGGCCGCCCGGTGTTCTTCACCGAGAAGGCCGAGACCGTCGGCGACTCGGGCGACATCAACTTCGTCGACCTGTCCTACTACCTCATCGGTGACCGGCAGCAGATGCAGATGGCCACCAGCGAGCACGTCGAGTTCGACACCGACCAGACGGCGGTGCGCATCATCCAGCGCGGCGACGGTCGCCCGTGGATCCAGAACGCGATCACTCCGAAGAAGGGCAGCAACACCCTCTCCCCGTTCGTCAAGATCGCCGCGCGCGCCTGACGCACGCCAGCCCCGGTCGGCAGTAACGCCCCGGCCGGGGCCCATTCCAGCCCGGCACTAAACCCCCGCAAGGAAGGCGGAAACAGCAATGATGGAAGGACTCGGAAGGGCCTTCAACGTCGCGCCGACAGCGGATGGCGTGTGGATCAGCCTCGTCGACTCGAGCGCTGTCGCGTTCGTCGGCGTCGGGGCCGACACCTACACGGTGCAGTCCGCATCGGACGCGGCCGGTACCGGCGCGGCGGACCTCGCGGTCGTCGACCACTACGCGGCGAACGCCAACGCGAACGGCTCGACCGCATGGACCGAGGAGGAGCAGGCTGCTGCTGCGGCCGTCACGATCGCCGCCGGTGTGGCGGTGATCCCGGTGCTCGCGTCGCAGCTGCCCGCCGGGCACACCCACGTCCGGTGCAGCTCGACGGCGACCGGCCTGGTCACCGCGATCACCCACGACCTCAACGTCCAGCGCGCGCCGGCGAACCTGCCCGCGGTGTCGGCCTGATGTTGTGGATCTGCCGCGCCTGCACCTGCGCGTACAGCGTGGGTGCGGCGCGGTGCCCGCAGTGCAGCAGCACGGACTACGTGGAGGAGGGCACCGAGATGCCGAAGATCACGCGCCACGGTGGACCGTCCTACGAGGACAGGACGCCCGCGACGCAGGAGGACGTCGACCGGCTGCGCGAGCAGGCGGCCGAATCCGTGCTCGTCGGCGAGCACGAGGCCCCGGACTACGACACGTGGGAGTACCGCGACCTGCAGGCCGAGCTCAAGCGGCGCGAGCTGTCGGCCCAGGGCGACCGTGACGCGCTCGTGGAACGGCTCGTCGCACACGACGAAGAACACGGCGACAGCGGCGAGGAGTAGGTCGCCGTGTCGTGGGAGCAGCTGCTCGACATCTACACCGAGGCCGCCGACGGGGCCCGCGCCGAGCGCGAGACACCCCCGCAGGCGTGCCCCAACGATGGTGAGCCGCTACGGACCGGGCCGGACGGCGAGCTGTACTGCCCGTTCGACGGCTGGCGACCAGACGGCCTCTACATCGGCAGCTGCTGACCGGCCCGGTCCACAACTGAACACGCTCCACTCCCTGCCGCCACGGTGGCACGGCCAAGAAAGCAAGGGCACAGGATGGGCGAAGCTGTTTACGCCACACGTGAGGACGTCAAGCGCGGCCTCGACATCACCGACGGCGCCCGCGCGAACCTGCTGATCGACCAGCAGCTCGCCGCCGGCGCCCGCGCGGTGGACCGCCTGTGCCACCGCATCTTCTACCCGTGGACCGGGACCCGCTACTTCGACTGGCCTGATGACCAGCTCGGCCGCTCGTACCGGCTGTGGCTGGACAGCCCGAACTACCGCGACCTGATCTCGGCCACCTCGGTCACCTCCGGTGGCGTCGTCATCCCGTCCACGGAATACTTCCTGCGCCCCTACAGCGGGCCGCCCTACACCTATCTGGAGCTGGATCTCGACTCGTCCGCGAGCTTCGGGCAGGGCTCGACCCGGCAGCGCGACGTCGGCATCACCGGGCTGTGGGGCTACGGCAACGACGAGGCCCCGGCCGGGGCGCTCGCCGCTCCGCTGGACTCGTCGTCGGCGACGGTGGACGTGGACAGCCCGGTCGGCGTCGGCGCCGTGCTGCGCGTCGACTCGGAGCGCATGCTCGTCACCGGCACGAGCATGCTCAGCACGGGCCAGACGCTGCAGGCCGACCTCGACGAGTCCATGTCGGACACCCTCGTCGCGGTCGTCGACGGCACGGCGTTCGCCGTCGAGGACGTGATCCTGCTCGACGCCGAGCGCATGCTCGTCGAGGACGTCGCCGGGAACAACCTGATCGTGCGCCGCGGCTGGGACGGGTCGGTGCTGGCCGCGCACACCGGGTCGACGGTGTTCGCCGCCCGGCGGCTGACCGTGGAGCGCGGCGCGCTCGGCACCACGGCCGCCGCCCACAGCAACGGCGCCACGCTGGCCCGGTGGGTGCCGCCCGCGCTCGTGCACGACCTCAACGTCGCCGAGGCGATGAACGGCGTCGAGCAGCAACGCGCTGCCTACGCCCGCATCGCCGGGTCCGGGGAGAACGCCCGCGAGGCCCGCGCCGGCGGGCTTAAGGACCTGCGCCAGCGGGTGTACGAGGCGCACGCCCGCCGTGTGCGGCTGGGGGTGGTGTGACGATGGCGGACATCACGGTCAGCAGCGACGGGCCGCTGTTCGACGGCCGCGCGCAGCTCGCGCTCCGCGACTACATGGACAAGGTCGTCGACGACATCGCCGACCAGGGGCTGTCGCTGGTGCAGCGCAACCTCGACGCCTCGATCCGGCACCCGACCCCGTACTACGAGACGCAGATCGTGAAGGACGTCGTCGGCGCGGACCGGGTGATTCACGACCGGGACATCATCTACGGGCCGTGGCTGGAGGGCGTCGGCTCCCGCAACAAGACGACCCGGTTCAAGGGCTATTTCAGCTTCCGGCGGGCCCGGCACGAGCTGGAGCTGCGCAAGGTCGAGATCGCCGAGGCCACGCTGCAGCAGTTCCTGCCGAGGATGAGGGGGTGACGTAGTGGCGGTGATGACCGAGCGGCGGTTCGTCGAGCTGGTCGAGGCGGTGCGCTCGCACGCGATGCGGCTGGGCATCTTCACCGGCACCGCCGGGCACGAGCCGAAGAAGGCACCCGGGCACGAGCTGTTCCTGGCGGTGTGGGCGCAGCGGATCGAGCCGCTGCCGCAGCGGTCGGGGCTGGCGTCGACGGCCGGGCTCGTCACGTTGATCGTGCGGATCTTCCAGGGCTTCATCGCCCAGCCCGAGGACGGGATCGACCCGCGTGTGATGCAGGCGGTGAACGCGCTGTTCCTCGCCTACAGCGGCGATTTCGACCTGGGTGGTCGGGTGGCCGAGGTGGATCTGCTCGGCCAGTACAGCCCGGGCGGGCTGTTCGCGCAGGCGGGCTACCTCAGCCAGGACGGCAAGAACTACCGCGTCATGACGATCACCCTGCCCCTCGTCATCAACGACCTCTGGAGCCAGAACCCATGAGCAAGCAGAGCGGCCTCGGCGACGCGTTGTACGTGGCGGGCCACAACCTGTCCGGCGATATCGGGTCGCTCGGCCGGATCGGCGGCGGCCCCGCCACGCTGCCCGTCACCGGCATCGACAAGTCCGCGTTCGAGCGCATCGGCGGCCTGCGCGACGGCAGTCTCGAGTTCTCGGCGTGGTTCAACCCCGAGACCGCGGCCGACAACCCGCCGAACACCGAGGACCGCGCCCACGCGATCCTGTCCGGCCTGCCCACCGCCGACCAGATCGTCACCTACTGCCGCGGCACCGCCCTCGGCAAGCCGGGCGCCTGCCTGGTCGGCAAGCAGATCAACTACGACCCCACCCGCGGTGACGACGGGTCGCTCACCATCGCCGTGCAGGCCCTCGGCAACGCCTACGGGCTGGAGTGGGCGACCCGCGCCACCGACGGCATCCGCACCGACGCGGCCGCCACGGACGGCGCCGGCCAGGACTACGGCGCCGCGACCGCGTTCGGGCTGCAGGCCTACCTGCACGTGTTCGCGTTCACCGGCACCGACGCCACGATCAAGCTGCAGGAGTCGGCCGACGACGGTGCTGTCGACCCGTGGACCGACGTGGTCGGCGGCGCGTTCACCGCGCTCACCGCCGGGCCGACGGCCGAGCGCATCGCCACCGCCCGCGACCAGGCGGTGGAGCGCTACCTGCGCGTGGTCACCACCACCACGGGCGGCTTCTCGAACCTCGAGTTCGCGGTGTTCATCGCGAAGAACGACGTGGAGGTGACCTACTGATGCGACCGATCAACCGCGTCGACCCGAAGATGCCGATGCAGGCGATGAAAACCTACTCGATCATCGCCCCGGAGGAGACGCACTGGCGGCAGGCCACGTGCGCCGAGGCGGGCTGCGGGCACCACCTGCGCGGCTGGCGCACCACAGTGGACGAGCGCACCGACCTCGGCCAGTTCCAGGCCGACTACATCCGCAAGAGCAGCGGTCGCGCGTTCAGCGAGCACCGCGACGACAGCGGCATGACCGTGTTCACCTTCGAGCCGGGCCAGGCCTGTTTCGCCGCGGCACAGCACAGGGTGCGCGTCGACCGGCAGGAGCTGTTCGTGGTGCGCGGCGGCGACCACCGCGGCAGCACCGGCCTTATTCGCCAGCACACCCGGCCCGAGGACTGGGTCGAGGACTTCGCCGAGCACCAGACCAAGCTCGCGGAAGTGATCAACCAGGGCTGACGCCCGGAAAGGAGCAGACCATGGCCAAGGAGTCGGGCCTCGCGTGGAGCGTGCTCTCCGTCGACGACGGTGCAGGCGCCGCGCAGGACATCCGCAACGACGTGCGGAACTTCAGCTTCGCGACGCCGCGGGCGGTGCAGGACGTGACCGGTGTGGACAAGTCCGCGATCGAGCGGCTGCTGTTGCTCGCGGACTTCTCGATCGACCTCAACGGCGTGTTCAACGACGCGGCGGGCAAGTCGCACCAGACGCTCAAGACCGTGCCGTCGACGTCGGTGCAGCGGACGGTGGCGCTGGAGGTGTCGGGGCAGACCCTCAACAACGAGTGCGTGTTCACCGACTACGCGCTCACCCGCGCCGACACCGGCGAGCTGACGTGGACGGCGCCCGGGGTGCTCGCCGACGGCACCGTGCCGACCTGGAGCTGACCCGTGGGGTTCACGCCGAAGCGCACCGTCCTCAAGCTGTCGTTCTCCGAGTCGGATTACGACGGCTTCGAGGTGCGCATCCGGAAAATGACCGTCGAGGACGCGTATCTGTTCGACGATCTGACCGGGTGGGAAAAGGACATCAAAGCCGGTCACGTCAGCCGCGAGCAAGCGCAGGAACGTATCGACAGAATGCACCGGCGGATGATCGAATGCATCCTCGATTGGAACCTGGAGGATGACGACGGTCAGCCCATGCCGGTCACGGTCGAGTCGATTCGTGCCCAGGAGCCCGAGTTCTTTTGGGTTCTGGTGCGCGCGTGGATTCGCGCGAACTCGATCGTGGTGGACGGCGATTTAAAAGACAGCTCACCCTCTGGCGATCCATCGGCGGAGGCATCGATTCCCATGGAAGAATTGTCGGAAAGCCTCGCGAGCTGATCGAGGCCGAACAAATACTGTCGATTTGTGAACGATTCGGGAAACTGCCCGAAGAAGTGTATGCGGCGGACGCGGGGCTTATGCGGCTGCTGGCCATCGAACGGCTCGGACGGAGGGAGGTGACACCGGGTGGCCAATGAGGTCGAGATCGTCGTCACGGGCAAGAACCAGTCCAACGCTGCGCTCGCGTCCGCGACGAAGGGCGTCAAGGACTACAGCACCGAGGTCGAAAAGGCATCGCTCAAGGTGCAGGCTGCCCGGGACGCCGAGGCCGACGCGGCCGAGAAGGTCCGCATCGCCGAGGCCAAGCTCAACGAGCTGCGCGACAGCGGCAACGCCAAGGGCTCGCAGCTGATCGACGCCGAGCACCGGCTGGAGGTGGCGCGCCGCAAGGCGGCTGCCGCCTCCCGGGACGCGGCGACCGCGGCGACCAACCTCGATCGTGCTGAACGGGCCGCCGCCGACGCCGCCCGCGAGGCCGCCGAGGAACACGACGAGCTCGGCGAGGCCATCGACGAGGTCAGCAAGCGGGCGCAGTCCGGCGGGCGCGGTGTCGGGCTGGCGTGGCTCGGGACGCTGGCGTCGATGCCCGTGGCGGGGGCGGCTGCGGCGGCCTCGCTCGGTGTCGTCGGCACGGCCTTCATCGGGCTCGGCGCGGTCGCGGTGAGCGAAAACGAGGACGTCAAGGCTTCGGTGATCGGGCTCGGCCGCACGATCAAGGAGGACCTCGCCGAGGACGCGGCACCCCTGGCCGACGCCTACATGCAGGCCACGTCCACGATCGGCGCCGGGTTCGAGCGGCTGCGCCCGCAGATGCGCAACGCCTTCGGCGACAGCGTGCCGCTGGTCGACTCACTGACCCAGGGTGTGGTCGGGTTCGCCGAGAACGCCATGCCCGGCATGGTGCGCTCAGTCCAGCGCGCCGAGCCCGTGTTCGACGGGCTGCAGACCTTCCTCAAGGACACCGGGACCGGGGTGTCGCTGATGCTCACCGAGATGTCCGAGCACAGCGAGGAAGCCGGGCAGGGCATGGAACACCTCGGCGCCCTCATCAAGGGCGTCCTGCCAGAGGCCGGCGGGATCATCGGCAACCTCACCGACATGTGGGCCGAGCACGGCGACGAGGTCGTCGACGCGGTGACCCGCATCGTCGGCGTGCTCAACGACATGTCCGGCGGGGCGCTGCCGGTGCTGGGCGACGCACTCGGTGTCGCGCTCGGGCTGCTTGACCACGTGCTCGACGTGATCGAGCCGATGTCGGGCGAGCTGGGCACCCTGATCGGGATGTGGCTGACCATGTCCACGGTGATGAAGGGCATCGGCGCCGCCCGGTCCGTGATCTCCAGCGTCGGCGACAGCATCACCAGCCTCGGCGACAAGACCACCGGCACCACCCGCAAGATGGGCCTGCTCAAGGCCGGTGCGATCGGGCTGGCGTTGGGCATCGCGAGCATCCTGCAGGAGTCGCAGGCGCTGAACGTGCAGGTCGACGCGATGACGACCGGGCTGGACCGGTTCGCCGACTCCGGCAAGGTGTCCGGCGAGGCGGCCCGGATACTCGGCCAGGACCTCCAACAGATCAAGGATGCGTTCTCGGTCGCCGACGACAACCTGCTCGAGCAGATCACCGACGGCGTGGGCGACCTGGTCGGCATGGAGTCCGGGCTCGACGTCGCCAAGGAGCGCCTCGACGGGCTCGATCAGTCGCTGGTGCGGCTGGCCGAGACGGCCGGGCGGTCGGAGGCGTTCCGCGCGCTGCAGCAGATCGCGCAGCAAACCGGCATCTCGATCGAGGATCTGCGCGGCAAGCTGCCCGAGTTCAACGGCTACCTGGAGGAGACGGCGGGGTCGTTCGAGGCGACCGGGCAGGCCACCGACTACGCACGGCAGGCGCTCGACTCCTACCTCGAAGCCACGCAGGCCGCGACCGACCCGGTGTTCGCGCTGAACCAGGCGCTGCGGCAGGTCGACGAGGCGCAGAAGTCCTACAACGACGCCGTGCGCCAGTACGGGGAGAACAGCCCGCAGGCGCGGGAGGCGTCGTTCGCGCTGGCCGAGGCCGTGTCCAAGGCCGAGCAGGCCGCCCTCAACGGTGACCTGTCGTTCGAGGAGTTCGAGTCGCGGCTGCAGGCGTGGGTCGCGCAGGGCGCCATCACCGCGAAGCAGGCCGACGACATCCGCGGCCGGGTCAACCGGCTGCGCGGCTCGGCCGAGGACTACCGCGGCAACTACGGCGCCAACTTCCACGCCAACACCGACGGCGCGCGCCGCAAGCTCGGCGTAATCATCCGGATGATCAACGGCATCCCGAGGACCGTCACCACCACCCACAACGTGGTCACGCATTTCAGCTCCACCGGCACCCGGATCGGCACGCAGAACGCGGCGGGGGAGTGGTACCAGGGCGGCGGCGGCCTGGCCTCGGGCGGCATCTACGGCGCCGGGCACGCCCAAGAGGGCGGGCCGCGCGGGAACATGGTGCTCGTCGGTGAGCAGGGCCCCGAGCTCGTGAACCTGCCGACCGGGTCGATGGTCAAGCCCGCGGGCGAGACCCGCCAGATGCTGCGCGGTGGGGGCGCGCCGCCGGTGAACGTGATCATCTCCGTGCCGGCCAGCGCGGGCGCATTCATCCGCGCGCTGATGGAGGACATGCGCGAGAACGTGCGCGTCGAGTACGGCGGCGACGTCAACGAGGCATTGGGGCAACGCTGATGGTGTTCCCGCAGACCCCGATCAACGTCACGACGCAGCTGTTCTACGACGGCCAGTGGAACACCGTGGGCAACGCGCCGAAGGGCGACGGCGTCCGCTACGACGACGGCATCCGCATCGTGCGAGGCCGCACCGACGAACAGTCCACCGCGTCGCCCAGCTCGGCCACGTTCAAGCTCGGCAACCTGTCCAACACCTACTCGCCGCACAACCCGGCCTCGCCGCTGTTCGGCAAGATCGGCCCGAACACCCCGGTGCGCGTGAAGATCCCGCCATCCGGCGGCGAGCAGGTCGCGCTCAGCCTCGCCGGAGCAGTCGACCCGGCACCCGGCGCGCGCGTCGAAACCCCGGACGCCGTGCACCTCGACACCACCGGCGACATGGACGTGCGCATCGACGCCGAGCCGGACCGGTGGCGGTGGGAAACCTACAGCTACACCCTGGCCAGCCCGGGCGCCCCGAAGTTCGTCACGCTGGCGTCGAAGTGGCACGACACCGGCGTCGGCACCAACCAACGCTCGTGGGTGTTCGCCATCCGCTACGACGGCTACCTGCGGTTCCGTATCAGCACCAACGGTGCGGCCAGCGGCCAGCTGTCCTACCTGTCCACCGAGCCCGTCCCGGCCGACGCCGGGCGCCTGGCGCTGCGTGTCGCGATCGACGTCAACAACGGCGCCGGCGGGCACGACGTGCGCTTCTACACGGCCGACACGATCGCCGGGCCCTGGACACAGCTCGGCGGCACCGTCACCACCGCGGGCACCGTCGGGATCTTCAACTCCAGCGCCGACCTGGTCATCGGCTCCACCCACGCCGGGCAGCCCTACGCCGCCGGGACCGCGTCCTACACTGGGCTGCTGCACGGGTTCGAGCTGTACGACGGGTTCGGCTCGCGGGTCGCCGCGCTCAACTTCGGCGGCTACGACACCTTCGACCGCACCCTGCTCGACGACGAGGGCGTCACCTGGCAGCTCGCCGGGGCGGCCGAGTTCGTCAACACCGCCACCCGGCACTGCGGGGAGATCGCGGACTGGTCCCCGGACTGGGACCGCAGCGGCACGGACCGGTGGGTGCCCGTCACCGCCTCGGGCGTGATCCGGCGGCTGCGGCAGGGCGACAAGCCGGTCGACTCGCCGATGCGCAAGAGCTGGACGCAGGACTACCTGTTCCCCGGCGCGCTGCCCGACGCCTACTGGCCGTGCGAAGACGAGGACTCGGCGACCACGATCGCCTCGGGGTTCGAGGGCAAGCCGCCGATGAAACTCGGCATCCGCGACGGCTTCCCCATCCGCGACACCGAGTTCGCCGCCTACAACGGCTTCTACGGCTCCAAGCCCATCGCCGAATTCGGCGTGACCACCGCGTTCGGCGACATCGTCGGCGCGCAGGACACCGGATTCATGCAGGCCCTGTGCCTGCTGCACCTGCCCGAGAACGGGATCGCCTCGGACGTGGAGATCCTCAACGTCGCCACCACGGGCACGACCGCCGAGTGGGCGCTCGTGGCGAAGGCCTCCACCGGGCACCTGCAGCTGCGGATCTACGGCGAGGGCGGCTCGCTGATCGACTCCAGCGGCATCTACCCGTACGGCCTCAACGGCAAGAACGTGCTCGCCGGGTTCCAGCTGGTGCAGAGCGGCGCCAACATCGACTGGTACGTCATCGTGTGGGAGCAGCCCGACCTCAAGGCCGGTGTCGCGTTGAAGAACGTGTCGGCGGGCATCGCGCCGGACACGCTGCTGGGCCACCGGTTTGGCAAGCCGATCAGGGCTTACATCAGCAAGCTCGGCGACGCCGACGGCACCGCGGTGGGGCACGTCACCGTGCGCACGACGCAGACGTCGCAGGAGCTGGCGACGCTGCCGATCCAGGGCATTCACCCCGGCAACCTCACCCGGAACGCGTTCATCGGCTGGGCGCGCGAGACGGCCGGCTACCGGATCATCCGACTGTGCCAGGAGCACGGCGTGCCGATCCGGTTCATCGGCGACCCGGACGCCACACCGTTCCTGTGGTTCCAGCCGGATGGCAACGTGGTGGATCTGCTGGAGGAGGCCGCGGCCACCGACGGCGGGATCCTCGCCGAGGCGCGGGAGTTCCTCGGGTTCGAGTACATCACCCGCGAGGCGCTGTGCAACCAGACACCGGCGCTCACTCTCGACTACGCGGCGGCCGACTTCTCGGAGGTGCCCCGCCCGAAGCAGGACGATCGCTACATCCGCAACGACGTCACCGTGCAGCGCCGCGACGGCTCGTCTCGCCGCTCGGTGCAAACGTCGGGGCCGCTGAACGTCAGCGACCCGCGCGACGACCCGCAGGGCGTCGGCCTCTACGACGAGTCGGTCACCCTCAGCCTGTACAACGACGGCCAAGTCGCCGATCAGGCCTCGTGGCGGCTGCACCTCGGCACCGTCGACGAGGAGCGCTACCCGTCGCTGGTAGTGAACCTGGCCCGCCGCACCGGCTACATCGACACCGTCCTCGGCCTGCAGCTCGGCCAGCGCATCGCCGCCACCAACATGCCGACCTGGGTCAAACCGGAGAACGTGTCGCAGCTGCTGCGCGGCTACGACGAGACGATCATGACGTTCGAGCACCGGTTCGACTTCAAGACCACCGCGGCGGGCGGCTACGACGTCGCGGTCTACGGCAGCGACCGGGCGGGCACGCTCGGCTCCGAGCTGGCCACCGACGTCGACAGCGACGACACCACGCTGTTGGTGTCCACGACCCGCGGCTACCTGTGGACCGAGGACCCGGCCGAGTTCCCGTTCGACGTGCTGCTCGGCGGTGAGGCGCTGACCGTGTCCGCGATCGAGCCGTGCGCGCAGGATGCGTTCGGGCGCACGGTGGCCTCCGGGTGGGGCACGCCGGACGTCGGGCCGCCGTGGGCGACCTCGGGCGGCGCCGCGGCGGACTTCGCGGTCGGCTCCGGGTACGGGTCGATGACGCTGTCCACGGTGAACGTGCGCCGCGAAGCGCTGCTCGGGGTGTCGGTAGCCGACGGCGAGATCGCGGCGACCATCGCGACCAGCCAGGTCGCCACCGGCAACTGGATCACCGCGCAACTGCTGGCGCGCCGCTTCGCCGTCAGCACCTACCTCGCGGCGCAGGTCGAGTTCAAGCACACGGGCATCGTCGGGATCGCCCTGTACGAGGTGGTCGGCGGCGCGGCAACGTTCCTCTACGGCGCCGAGTACGGCAGCTACGCGGCCGGCGAGCAATTCCGGGTGCGGCTGCGCACGATCGGTGAGCAGGTGCGGGTCAAGTTCTGGCGCGTCTCCGCCGGCGAGGCCTCCGCGTTCTACCAGACCACCACCATCCCGGTGCTCGCCGCGGCCGGTGACCTCGGCGCGGCGGCGATGTCGACGACCGGCAACACCAACGCCAACCCCGCCGTGCGCTTCGACGACCTGATCGTGTCGAGCCCGCAGCGGTTCACCGTCGCGCGCTCGGTCAACGGGGTCACCAAGTCGCACAGCGCGGGCGACGCGGTGGCGTTGCGCAACCCCGCGTACTTCGGGATCTGAGGAGGAACTCATGCCGCTGGCAGGCACCAAGGTCGACGCGCCGGACGTCACGTGGCGCTCCGGGTCGGCGGTGCTGACCGACAAGAACACCTTCGCGGCGATCAACTCGTGGGAGGACTGGGGCACCGAGACGATCCAGTTCGACGACCCGGGTATCCGGGTCGCGATCGTGGCCTCGGGGTTCGGGAACCTGTTCGGCAACTCGGCGAACTACCGGTCCGGGCAGCCGCGGCTCGCGATCTCCATCGACGGCGGGGCGACCTTCACCACCCTCAACGACGGGGAGCCCCCGTTCTGCGTGGTCCGCGTGGCTGGCGACGCCGACGGATTCGGCACCGGCCTGCGGGTCGAAGGCGTGCCAACAGGCGACATCGTCGTCAAGATGCAGGGCCAAGTGTCCGATCTGGACGTCGATTTCCGCAACGGCTACATCACCGCGATCATGCACCCGGTGTGAGCGGTGATGATGCCCATGTTGATCGTCGACACGGACAGCGCGGAGGTGGAAATTGTGACCGTGCCAGGAGACTCGCCCACCGACACGCTGCTGCGCATGCTTGTCACACAGGTCGAGAAGGCCAACACGGCGACCGAGTCGTTACGGTCGTCGCTGCACGAGGAGATCGCGGCGATGAACGTCAGCCTCGCCGGGCTGGCAAAGGAGGTCCGCGATCAACTGCCGACGATCGCCGTGCTCACGCGGCGTGCGGACGAGCAAGAGCGGGCGCAGCGCGACCTCGAGGACCGGTTCGGCCGCGAGCTGCAGGCAATCCGCGACCAGCGGATGCAAGACCGTGACGATCGCAAGTGGACAACCAGCCAGCGGGTGACGCTGGTGGGCATCGCTGTGACCGCGCTCGTTGCTGTCGTGTTCGGAATTCTGAGCCTCACCATCGGAGGGTGATCGTGTCCGCGTCCCGTGTTGACCGCACAACACTCGCCGACCAGGTCCGGCGCGCCCGTGTCGAGTGGCCGTTCGTCGACGCCGTCGAGGTCGACCACGGGCTGCCCGTCGGGCTGCTGTACGCGGTGGGGTCGCGGGAGACGAACCTGCGCAACGTCCGCGGCGATGGGGGCCACGGCTGGGGCGTGTGGCAGCGCGACGACCGCTACTGGCCTGTCGGTCCCGCCTACCTGGCCGACGTGCGCCGCCAGGCCGTGGACGCGGCGTCGCTGTTGGCCGCGAACCGGCGGGCGCTCGGCGGCTGGCCGGCCGCGGTGGCCGCCTACAACGCCGGGCCGAGCCGGGTGCGGCAGGCGCTTGCCGAGGGCCGGGGCGTGGACTACTACACCACCGGCCGCGACTACTCCGCCGACGTGCTCGCGCGGCGATCCATCATCGAAACCCTCGGGGAGACCACTGTGCAGATCATCCCGCGCGCCCGCTGGGGCGCCCGCCACGACAACGGGTTCACCGCGGCGCCGCTGCCCGCCGAGGAGGTGTGGCTGCACCACTCGGTGACGCTCGCCCCCGACATCCAGTGGATCGACGCCGACCGGGACGGTGTCGACGACGACGAGGAGCGCGCGATGCGCACACTGGAGGGCATCGGCGAGGACCGGTTCGGCGGCGGCATTTCCTACACATTCCTGATCCCGCCCTCGGGCCGGATCTACGAGGGGCACGGCGTCGGCCGCCAGGGCTCCCACACGGGCGGCCGAAACGACCGCGCCCGCGCGATCTGCTTCATCGGCAACTACGAGACGCACCGGCCGACACAGGCTCAGATCGCCGCCGCGGCGTGGCTGCTGCGGCACGGCAAGGCACAAGGCTGGTGGCGGCACGCGCGGCTCAACGGTGGCCACCGCGACCTCAAGGCCACGGCGTGCCCGGGCCAGCACGCCTACGCCGCCATCCCCGCCATCAACAAGCTCGCCGCCCAGCCGGGCGGCGGAGGAGCCGCACCAGGAGGAGGAAGCACCGTGAGCAAAGCAGACGTCGTCGACGGCTTGGAGCAGTACTTCGAGCGCGAGCGGCACGAGCCGACGCAGCGCGGCGATCAGCCCGACATGAACCTGCGGGGCTCGATCATTCACACCCACGAGTACGCCCTCGGCGCCTACCAGAACTCGGGCGCCATCCGGCAGGAGATGGCCGGGCTGCGGGCGGCGCTCGACAAGCTGGCCGACGCCGTCGCGGCCGGGGGCGGCTCGTCGGCGGCCGAGCTGAAGCAGGCCGTCGCGGACGCGATCCGGGAGAACATCGTGCAGGTCGACGTCACGGTCGCCGGTGGCAGCGAGGAGGTCTGAACATGGCGAAGAAGCACGCACCCGTCGAGGTCAAGGTCAAGGCGTCCGCCGCGGCGGCCACGGTCACCGGCGTGGTGCTCGCGCTGCTCGGGCAGTACGTGTTCGGCGGTGAGGTGCCCGACCTCGTCGAGGGCATCGTCGAGCCGCTCGTCAGCGGCGGTGTGCTCGGCGGCATCACCTTCGGCGCGGGCTGGTGGGCGCGGCACAGCCCGCGGCAGCTGCGCAACGTCGTTGACGTCGACGTCGAGCAGTAGGCGCCGGCCACCCGCGTAGTCAGCGCTCGGGCAGCGGCCCCGCGTTCCCCGCTGCGGCGGCGAGCGCGGGGCCCTTCGCTGTGTCCGCACCTTGACAGCGTATAGAACACGCGTTCGAATGAACGGCATGCGGTATCTGCGGTGCACCCACAAAACCACAGGTGAACAGCGGTTCTTCCTGCGGCCGGATGACGCGGAACGGGTTCTGGGCGAGGAGGGCGGCCTCGACGCATGGGAGCTGGAGTCGCAGTACGACCCGACGTGGCGGCTGCCGGGCCGGGCGCCCGACCACCGCGGCCGACGGCCGGACCACCCGGACTACCAGCCGCCGCCCTGGGCTCGACACCGGGACGGGCGACGGCGGTACGGCTAGCACTCGCGATCGCGCATTGGAACCTCCTGAGCTTGGGAGACGGCTCCGGCGCCCGGGGGAGGTAGGCAGCGCCGGAGCCGCCTTCTGGAGGGTGGTACACGCGCCGGCACGTGCGCGCGGCCACAACGGTAGGCGTGACCTGCGGAGACGCGTACCGCCGTTCGAGCGAACGCGACATTCGCGCAGAGTGCGAAAAACGCGATCATCGCGACTAACGCGTCACGCACGGTGCGCGACAAGTGCGTCAATCGAGACAATCGCGCGGTGATCAAGAAGCGGCTCGTGTCCACGGGTGAGCTGGCACGCGAGCTGTCAGTGAGTCGGCGTACCATTCAGCGCTACGTCGAGGACGGGCTGCTGGAGCCGACGGATGTGACGCTCGGTGGTCACTACCGGTGGGACGTCGACCTGGTGCGCCGCCGCATCCGCGAGCTGCTGAAGGAGCGCAACCGCTAGGGCAGGCCGCGCAGGCCTGCCAGCACTCGCAGAAGCAGCGCGAGCCGGGGGTCGTCGTCCGGGTCGAACGCGGGCCATATCGGCTGAGTGTCGTCCAGGCGCGGCAGTAGTTGCGTCGGTGCGTCGCTGCTCACGGACTGGTCAGCGCCGCAATCGCCGCAACGTGATCGGCTCCGTGACCGGCCGCACCATCGGCATCGGTCGCGCTGCCGCGCACGGCCACGGTTGCTCGCAGGTGTCGCAGTGGGCCCCGCCGTGCTCCACACAAGGCTCGTGCGGGCCCGACTCGACCGTGCGTGCGTCCGCCTCACGCTCGGCCGCGCGCTCGTCGAGGGCGTCCGCGAGCGCGCGGTACTGCCGAGCCAGCTCGCGCAGCCCGTCGGCCGGTAACTCGCCGCCGTCCTGGTGGTGGATCATCTCCATGACGGCAGGGCCAAGGGCGGCGTTGAAACGCTGGAGGCGGGCGAGCAGCTCGCGGTCGCGCTCGATCACGTGTCGTCCTCCGGGCCATCGCCGTCGGCGTCGACTGTGGTGCCGTCGGCGCGGTTCCACCAGCTCATGCCGACCTCCCCTCGCACTGGTTAAGATATCTTTACCAGTAGCACACTGACACAGCCGGGGGGAACTGGTCAAGACAAGCTGACATGTGGAGAATTAGCAGGATGGACCGATCGAGTGGCGTCCCTGCCTTCCGGCAGGTGGCCGCAGACCTCCGCGAACGGATCGTCGCGGGCGAATACGAGCCAGGAGCGCGCCTGCCCAGCGAGCGTGAGCTCGTCGACAACTACGGCGTCTCGCGCCCCACGATCCGCGACGCGATCGACCTCCTGCGCGCCGAGGGCCGCGTTGACGCCGTCCGTGGCGTCGGTGTGTTCGTCCGGCCGCCTACGCAGATCGAGCGGCTCGCGCGGTCCCGGCTGTCGCGAGCTGCGCGCGCCGAGAACAAGGGCGCGTTCATGGCCGATGCCGCGGCGAAGGGGTTCACTCCCTCGTCGTCGGTGAAGATCCGGTTTGAGCCGGCTGACGAGCGCGTCGCCGGGCTGCTCGGCATCGAGCCGGGCACCGAGGTGACCGTGAGGGATCGGGTGATGCGAGCCAACGGGCTCGTGGTGCAACTCGCGGTGTCGCGCCTGCCCAGGGAGCTGACGCGCGGCACCGTGATCGAGGAGGTAGACACCGGGCCCGGCGGCGCCTACGCCCGGCTCGAGGAGGCCGGTCACGCCATCGGGCACTACGTCGAAGACGTCGGCTCGCGGATGCCCTCCCCGGAGGAGGCGTCCACGCTGCAGCTGGCCGAGGGCGTGCCCGTCATCACGGTGACCCGGATCGCCTACCGCCAGGACGGGCTGCCGCTGGAGATGAACGACATGACGCTGCCCGCGGACCGCTACCGGCTCACCTACGAGTGGGCAGCGGAGTAGAACAAGCAGAGGGCCCCAGCACGCACGCCGTGCTGGGGCCCTCTGTCGGGCATCGCGACCGTAGCGAACGCCGCTACGGCCCGTTCTCCTCCAGTTCCTTGATCGCGTCGCCGATCTGTTCCAGGCACCAATCGCTCATGCCCTCCTCTACGAGGACGTCCGGGTCGACGCACTCCTGTTGGTAGCGCAGCTCCTCGTCGAGCTCGTTGACCGCGGCCTGCTGCACCAGGACCGTGATCACGATGCCGGCGATGCACACCACGACGCCGATGATGGCGAGCACCTTCTTGGTGCCGAACAGGGCGATGATCCCGAGCACGAGGCCGACGCCCGCGGCGATCGCGGTGATGTTGTTGAAAATGATGATCGGCGAGCCGACGACGCCGACGATGCCGCAGATGAGCGCGGCCCAGGCGAGCCCGCCGAATCGGGGGGCCTTGGTCGGCTGTTCGGGTGGCGCGGTGTGCGAGTGAGGGCTCGGTTGGGGGTCGGTCATGGCGGTCCTCTCTGTCTGTGGTCGGTTCGTGCGGGCCGCGAGATGTGTTGCGGTCCGTTCAGGGTTGAGGCCAGGTCGTTACATGGCGCGGTCGGTCGGGTCGCCGTGGTCGCGTGGCGGCTTGGCCAGCTCGTCGAGCGCGCGCTGCCACCAGTAGCCGACGACCACCGTCGGCACGATCACGAGCATCACGGCTTCGACAGCGACCCGGAGCACGCCGTCGGCGACGCGGACGGGCACGCTGTCGCTCTCGCGCTCAGCCATCGGTGCTCCGGAACCGGATGAGTTCGCGGGCGTCGGCGAGATCCTGCATGGTGCAGCCGAACGCCACGGTGCGAGCGTCGTCGCGGTATGGCGTGTAGGCGGACCCGAGGAGCCACGAGCCACAGTCGGCGACGATCTCCAGCCGCGCACCGTAGTGCTCGTATGCGCCCCACCCGCCATGCATCCGGCCCTGCTGCAGGTGCATCCATTCGTGCCGGATGACATCGCCGAGGTAGCGGCAGGGCACGTCGCGGCTGACGAGCACGGTGAGAGTGTCCATCCAGGCGACCCCTGCGTTGCCCTCCAGCTCGGCGCTGTCGGCCAGTGACCAGGCGGCGGGATCCTCGCCGAGCTCGCCGAGAGTGCCGTGCCACTCGGCCTGCCAATCGCAGCCTTGCAGGGCTGCGGCTGGCGCGTGGGGTTCCGGTGCTGCCGGGCGCGGTATCAGGAGCGCACCGAGCGCGGCGAGGAAGGTGACAACGATGAACCCGGAGACGCCGAGCTTGGTCACAGATTCACCGCCTCGTCATGCTGCTGCTCGGTGGTGAGCCCGAACTGTCCGCGTGTGGTCGCATGGAGCCACGCCAGCGCGGCCTCCATCCCACGGGCGTAGCCGGCGTCGTCGGGCTGCTGCCACATGGCGTGCAGCTCGGCGTGTTCCTCGCGGGCGTCGATGAGCATCTGCTGGAAGCGGGCGAGGCCCTCGCGCAGCTGGGTGTCCGGCGCGGTGTGCGTGGCGGTCAT